CGATGTGGCAGGTACGTTGTGATTCGGTCGGGCCTGGCACGATCCGGCACGGCGTGATCCGGCAGGTAAGTTTAGATCTGGTTTGGCGTGGCGAGATTCGGTGTGGTATGTTACGATATGGCAGGCGAGGTCTGGCACGGCAAGGCGCGGCGCGATAAGGCAGGCGAGGCGAGGCAAGGCGGGGCGCGGCGCGGCTCGATATGGCAGGTGTGTTCAGATGTGGTGTGATGTGGCCCGGCCGGGCGAGGCGTGGTCCGATGTGGCAGGCGAGGTCTGGCACGGCAAGGCCTGGTAAGTTCTGGCACGATGTGGCAGGTAAGGTGAGGCAAGGCGGGGCATGGATTGGCGAGGCACGGCGTGATTAGGCAGGCGAGGTTTGGCATGGTGTGATCCGGTAGGGCCAGGCGCGGTGTGGCAGGCAAGGCGGGGCGCGGCCCGGCATGGCTAGGCGTGGTTCGATGTGGCAGGCGAGGCGAGGCGAGGCTCGGCAGGGCATGGCGGGGCGAGGTGCGATAAGATACGGCAGGTAAGTTCTGATCAGGCAGGATGCGGCTAGGCCAGGCGTGGTGTGATGTGGCAGGTGCGTGGACTGCAACAGTAGTCGACCCGAGGACCGACCAATGGCGCCGTAAATTCGTCCTCGATTTTATTTTTATACTTTTAAGATTCTTTATGACTTGCTGGCCCCGGCCTATTGGCTGTGATGTCCAGCGGTCCAGCTCTGGCTATCTTCTTGGAGGTATATGTCAGTTGGTGAAAAGACATCCGGTGGATGGAAACCCATCTTGGGTATTAACCGTTTCGATGTCATTGATTGGATTTGTCCAGTCTGTAAAACGCCAATTTGGAGTGACATATCTGGAAGTTGTAAATGCCTAGTTCATGATCTCCCTGTAAAAGCCAAACCAGTGTGGAAGCTTGATTCAAATTTGCTTGTTACTCATCGAAGAAGTTTCATAAAAGGTTATCGGGATTGGTGGCATACCTTGGCACAAGACGATACAAAGCGCATTCGGCTGCTTAGGGACATCGCCTACGAATTATCAACGTATCCGGCTATTCCGCGTCTGGTTGCCATCAGCAAGCAGCTAGATGAAATTGCCGAAGGGTTGGAGTATGGATAGGTCATGTCGCCTGGTGGATTCTTCGGAGCTCTTGGGCGGCACCATCATTGAACTTCCGGACGAAACATTGACTTGGGTCTCCCCTACACATCATTGTGGTATATGCGGCGTGCGAATTGTCTATCACGATGGCGTGGCGTTTTGTGATTGTTGTGGCCAGAAACATGTGAACTACTGGCCGAACCCCCCTCTATCATTTCGAAAATTCTTGAGACTTTGTAAATTTCAAAAGACACCGACTGCACCCTTAGATGATGCACTTGGCAAGTTTGGGTTAGCGGAGTATCGGGATCTTTTGGATAACCCCTATCTAGGGTTGACGATCCGGCAAAAAAATCGTGATGACAAATGTGGCCATTGTAAGTCACAAATCGCAGAATGTGGCGCACAAGCTACTTTGTAGTTATTATAGTCATGTCAGCATGACTGGCCCGAGACTCTCATACTCACCCACATATTTTGCTCGGGCCATTCTAATATATCCATCAACTGACCCCATAATGGAAATTGATAACGAACAAATTATTTCTATTTGTGCCACGCTGGGCATAATTAGTCTCGGCGCGTGGCTTGTTCTAAATTTATGACTGACGATCTCAATCTAAAGCTTGCCAAGTTCGGGATGCGTCTTGAGTTTTGGCTGGTGGATGACCTAGTTAAGCTGGCCAAATCCACCAAGAACCCCAAAAAGCATTACCATAAGGATATTGAAGCCCTTGCTACGTCTATTAGCGACTTGGGGTTCAAGGGTGCGGTGTTCATCGATAAGGACGGCACCGAGATAGGCGCTGGTGTAGGTCGGATCGTGGCGGCTGCTCGCCGTGGTCTTCTGGAGCTGCCGGTCTTTCGCATTCTGGATCTCGACAAAGCCAAGTTCAAGAAGTTCCGGATAAGTGATAACCGGCTCAATCAACTTTCGAATAAGTGGGACGAAGAAGTCTTGTTTGCAGATCTGTCCGAGCTATCCAAGCTCGGAGATGACATATCTTATTTTGGTTTTGAGAAGTTCAATAAGATGCTGGCACAAGAAGACTTGGTCTCGTTAGAACCGGTAGCAGGTCGTGTGGACAATATCACTCCGGAGCTACCATTAGGCACTGCGCCGCCAAGTCTCAACAAACCACAGAACAACTTAGCAGAGCCATTGCCTAAATTTCACGAGACCCCTTCTGAGCTATTTCCGTCGGACAACGAGTTTGGGATACCCTCGCTAAGTATGAAACGGGTCCCGGATTCTGTGCCGTACCCAGTCGTGAAATGGGGCGAAATTTCACGACACAGACCCATGCCCGGATGTTGGCATTTTTATATCGAGGACTCTAAGTTTCTCAATCTGATCAACGATCCTCTGGCGCCACTTTGTTCATCTCCGGCTGCAATTGTTGAGCCGAATTTCTCCGTGGGTTCACAAACTCCCAAAGCGCATGTCCTCTGGTGGACCTACTGGAAACGATGGATTGGCCGGAAACTCCAAACAAAAGGCGTGAATGTTTTTGTAGATTTGAATGTCGCGGAGATTTATTTGGATATTAATTTTTTAGGTGTCCCACCGGGGTACACAGCATACGCGACGCGGGGATACAATCGAGAAATTGCATATCTAGGCAGGCTATACGAAGCCGCGTGTAACCACGCCGGAACAGAAGAGATAGTGTTCCTGGTATATGGCGGTGGCAAAATTATCAAAGATTTCTGTGCGGAATTCTCCGAGAATCTCACATGGGTCCCGGAAAGAATGGAAGTTGTTCACACAGTTTCAGATTCTAACAAAGATGGATTACCTTCTTCAGTGACAGTGGATGATTTTCATGGTTTAAAAACTTAGGAGGTGAAAAAAAACTATGGCCAGGGCGACAAAAGGAGATCTTGCGCGGCGAGCAAACGTCGCTGCTGCGTTTGGTGGACTCGGGTTTGGGGGAGCCCCCAAATAGATAGGGTCACGGGGCCACGATGCCCCGCTCCCGTAATTGGCGGACTATTTGGGGATATTTCTTGAGTTGCTCCTGCTCAAGTTGATCTGGGATGGATCCTCTGAACGCGATTTTTTTGGGATCCACGAACTGTGGCATGATCGCCACAGAACATGATATCTCGCGCAGGTTCAGCTCCTCAATCGCGAGGCGCTGGTACTTCAGTGCCTTGCCCTCCGCGCCTGTGATTCTCTCGAATTGCTGAGGGCTGTCGCTTTTCACGGCCACGCGCACGTGGATATCTCGGTCCACCAGTAGATCACATAGCGCGGGCATCGCTCCTAGCATGATGCCATTTGTTTCAAGCACGAATCCCCCCACCTCGAACTCGTCCAGGATCGCCACCAAGTGTTTCGTGGATGCGAGCCCAAGGAAGGGCTCGCATCCTGAGATACGATAGAGATCTGCGTTTGCGTTTTGCTCTTTCGCAGAGAGGGCCTTCAGCTTGTCTGCGACCTGGTGCGGCTCATAGAATCTCCCTGTCTCTGGCTGGATATTTCGCGAAAGATTCCAGCAGTAGGCGCACAGGAGATTGCAGCCGCACCCATCACAAGTCACGATACCCTTCCTGATATCGCTTTTGTAAAAAGGGGCGAAGCGAAACCTATAATATCGCTTCGCAGTGCCTTGCATCACCAGCGCCTCCACCTGGCGCGCTCGCTCCAGTGGATCGAATGGCAGCGCAGGAGGCTGCAGGGCCTCGCTGCTGCTGCGCTTGCTCTGCGCGCTTCGCCTGGGGCGCATATTCGCGAGGCAGCGCGATAGATCTATTGGCACTCCCCCTCAATCGATCTAAGTTGAATTTCCTCCTCCAATGACGCCAGCATTTCCTTCTTCGCCCCTGTATTTATTTTTAGAGGGTTAATCCCTGTGCCATCCCAGTACATGTAATTTTGCATGTACGCATGCCCTGTGATGCGATATGCATCCTTTCCCACTTTGGAAAGATAAAGCCAAAGTAGGTAATTGTCTTGTCCCTTCCAAGATTTGATTTTTCTAATATAGGATTTATTTGTTATCTTCATATTATTCCTCCTATTATTCTGATTATAATTAAGAAAAATAATTGGGGCGCAGACCTCCTGCGCATCATGGCCTCCCCAGCATCGCCTGTACCCAGTTGCGAGGATCTGTATTCCTCGCATATCGAATGACGAACGCCCTGAAACTCCATGCATCGAATGGCCTCTCCTGCCATCCATCTTCTTGGGAGGCCATGACGCCTCCCTCGTCATCCCAGGCATTCATATCTCTGACTTCGCCCTCCTTATTGGCTACGAGATATTGGATGTAGCCAATATCGATAGGGGGAAACGAGATGCATGCCACGAAAGGCCATCCCGGGGGCTGGATGCGCTCAGATGGGGCCTCCTCCATGATGCGAATTTGCGCGCACTTGATCGCGCCCCTGGGATATCTCAGGGGGATACTGAATGCCTCGCCATCGCAGCCCCATCGCTGCCTAGCCTCCTGGATGTAGCCCTTCAGCGAGGAATCTGGATAATATGTATCCTGCTCCAGATCATGTATCGAAGAGGATATGCTCCCATCCTCGTTCAGCTGCAGGGATATCTCATATGGATGTCCATCGTCGCCCATGAAAGGCTCATCCTCGCCTTTCATGACTATGAATGATGTTCCTGGCTCTACTTCGAGCCAATATTCATCTGTTCTCATATTATTCCTCCTATTATCGATATTATAATTAGAAAATAATTAAAGGCCCAATTGGGCATTGCGCCTCGCAGTGATCGCCTCGCTGCGATAGTCGTGCTCATTCAGCCATGCCACCACGCCATCGTAGTCATCCTCCTGCGCGACGTAGTTTGCAGGATTTTCGCCTGCAGGGACGATCATCCAAGTGGCTGCCTCGCGATCATGGAGCAGCTCAATGATCACATGATCGCCTGATCTGATCACAATATCATCATCATGCTTGAAATATTCATGGCGATCTGGGCCCTCCAATTCGAATACTTCATTATTCATTTTTTTCCTCCTTCAATTTCGCATCGCTTGTTCGCGATGCCATGGCCGCGAGGGATCGCGACTCCCTCAAGCTTCGCTGTTGCGAAGCTCAAACGCTATGCAGCGAGGGGCCTCGCCCATTCTTCCAGCGAGGTATGGAGATGGCGCAGCTCTGCGCCATGTATTCATCATATGCTGTCCAGAGGGCCTTTGCAGTGAGCTGTCCACTGGTTCGTTGCCTAGCGATTTTGTAGGCAGCCTCCTTCGCAGTTTTTGGGAGGGCTGCGAAGCCTTCCAGGGTTGGCGTTTTCTTAGATTTCATGATATTTCTCTTTGTGCGTCATCGCACAATATACTATAGTGCGTTCAATGTATATAAGCATTTTGGTGTATCGAAATGCTTAGTGACTTGTGGCAGCGAAGGCATGGAAGTTTTGGGAGATGCAAAAGAGATCGCGAAACTCAGAGAATATGTAGAAAAAAATCCTGCACATCTTCCGATACATTTAATACGGTTGAATGTTTCTATATACCCATGGAAGAAAAATCTATCCGACTAACCGTGTGGACGACTCCGGAAATTCGTAACCGATTGCAACAATACATTACGGGGTCGAAGCAGAGTCCCCGAAAACAAGGGGAAATCCTGGAGAAGATAATCGTCGATTTCCTCTCGGCAGAGGGATACTGATGACCTGTCCTGAAGATGTGTTTGCTCTGCTTCTCGAAAGGTTGACAGACGAGCAGGTCTTGGCTGCCGAGACCGAAGCCACCGACCGACTTTTCAATTTCCGGTTCCCTGGACTACAAGGAGAGTATGGTGTGCTGAATCGAGAACTGGTCCGGCATGAGGCCACGGAAGAGCAGATGCGGCAGGACGCGGCTCGGTTCGGACTCGATCCCACGGTCTACCAGGATCATTGGAAAGACATGCTCATGGAGCAACTTTCAGATGCTTGGGACGAGGAATTCTACGACGCGCTCCTGAAGCGGGCCTAAGTCTTTTTTCCCCTTATTATTTTTCTGGAGCCAGGGCTCCAAAATTTCAAAGAGACAAATCATGGAAACTATTGTAGATCCGCCCAAAAAACGAGGTAGAGGCAGACCGAAGGGCGTAAAAAATGGGGAAGGCGAGCCTTTCAAGGAGATTGATTATAAGCTCGTGGCGGCACTCTGCCAAGCCCAATGCACAGAGTACGAGATCGCAATCGCCCTTGGATTCTCTGAAGCCGGATTCTCAAGACGAAAGAAAAGAGATAATTTTCTTCGAGAAACCCTGAACACTAACTATAGTTCCGGTAAAATTTCTTTGCGACGCGCGCAGTTTCGTAAGGCAATGGACCGTTTCCTCACGATTTGTAAAGACTGTGGAAAAATATCACATGGCGAATTTCTTACCGCGTGTGCTTATTGCGGCGCAGAAAATGTTGAGCATAAGTTCGTGCCCGGCGACACGACAATGCTCATCTGGCTAGGAAAACAAGTACTCCGCCAATCGGACAAGGTGGACGTTGGCGGCAACAAAGAGAACCCGATAGAGGTCAACCTAGCAATCGAGACTTCACAACAACGTCTTGCTCGATATAAAAAATATTTTGAGAGTTTAAACAATGAACCTGCCCGAGTGCCTCCAGATATATCTGGGCGAAACGATTCTGGACAACCCCTACTGCAAACAAAAACCAACGCCCAAACAGACTGAATTCTTGCTGAGCCAGGATCTTGAGGTCCTATATGGAGGGGCGTCGGCGGGGGGAAAAAGCTCGGCCCTCCTTATGGCCGGGTTGCAGTTTGTTAAAGAACCGGGTTATGCGGGCCTGATCCTTCGTCGCACTTATGCAGATCTGGCATTGGCCGGGGCCATCATGGACAGGGCACATGAATGGTTGACAAACACCGATGCTCATTGGATCGCCTCAACTCATACTTGGCAATTCCCTACCGAAGGTGAGGATGCTACCCTTACCTTTGGCTATCTGGAAAGCGAAAATGACAAATACCGCTATCAGTCTGCAGAGTTTCAGTATATAGCGTTTGACGAACTGACTCAGTTTACTGAGACTCAATACTCATACTTATTCTCAAGACTCCGTAGGCTCAAAGGAGTCGATATACCGCTCCGAATGAGGGCGGGTAGTAACCCCGGTGGGGTGGGCCACGACTGGGTTAAAACTCGATTCAACCCGGGCGGTAAAAGTCCTGCCCCATCAAGACAATTTATTGGAGCCAGACTCGATGATAACCCGTACGTAGACCAGCAGGCATACGAAAATGCTCTATCTAAACTCGATTATGTCACCAGAATCCAATTACGGCAAGGCGACTGGGAGATAACAGATTCCGGCGGCATATTCCTTCCAGAAAATTTACATGTTTATCCAGTCAAAAACAAAGATTTCCGAAAAGATCCCGATCTTAATGGAGCCAGAATTTATGCATCGTGCGACCCCTCAGAAGGGGGTCACGATTTTGCATCTCTTGGGGTGGTCCTAAAACTCCAAGATAACCGGCTGCTAGTCTGGTATTGTGATATGGCGGTAGATACCCAAAGCCAGACTATCAAGAAGATTGTCGATTTGCAGCGGGTGTTCGGACCCGAGAAGATCTGGATCGAAGCCAACTCCCTGGGGCATGCAAAAAGCGCAAAGGGGATGAGCCTATTCGAAAAAGAACTGCGCGCTCAGGCGGCGGCTGCGCAAATCACGATACCCTTTGAGTTTGTTTGGACAGTTCACAAGAAAGCCGATCGAATACGATCAATGGAGCCGCATTACAGCAATGGCACATTACTCTTCAGATCAGATTGGCCACAGGAGTATCCTGACTTGGTGGCACAACTGAAGGGGTTTGCGCCAAATAGTAAAATGCCCGACGATGGTCCAGATCAGCTTGAAATGGCCGTTTCTCACATCTTGAACGAAATCAAAATCAAGAAAATTTCATTCTGGTCTGTACCTACTCCGGTTGTAGGTGGCATATTGAGTTGAGGTACAATGCCTAGGAATAAATCTAAATCCACATTAGCGGGCACGGCTAAACCATCATTATCCTCCCAACCTAGCTATGCGGTTCTACCATATCTCCCAAAAACTACGCAAGCCTCGGTTTCGTCAATCGTCTCTGCATTCAGCGTACCTCCTGTCATGCAGACGATTATTCCCTTGGCTAAGACGGCTTTTCCAGGGTTCGATATCGTTCCCCATCCGCCGGGTGGCACAGAAGCATCGGATCAGCAATTTACTGAGGTCAATCGAGGATTGAAACTGGCGGATAGGATCATTAAAACTCTAGATCAAGTTCGCTGGGCTTTTTATGATACCCTGGGCTTTCGGCACAGTTTTTTCAATTTCGCTATGAAGATGGAAGGCAACTGGGTACTGCCTTCTGAATGGATTCACCTACCGGCAGAAAGCTTCAGCAAAGCTCCAGCAAGTGCTATCGACGATAAAACTTTCTGGCGGGATCCGCTGATCTGCGGATATGTAATAGATCGTCGAGATGGATCAAAGCATTACTACCAGTCTCAAAGCACGTTCGGCCAGCCCGTGGAGATTCCCGAGGCACAGATCTTCCACGTGACAGACGATACCCCAGGGAACCTTAGCATTCTTGCAGCCATTCTCCCTACCATCGATTTCTGGCATTTCTGTCGAAAAGCCTTGGGGCTGACCGTCCAGCGCACCGGCGCACCCAACGCTATAGCTAGGACTAGCTTGGAAGCCATCAACGTATGGAAGGAAAGCTATGATGGCCCGATAGAGATGGGGTTACCCAAATCGGTATGGGACCATCTCAACGAGATCGTCAAACTCCAGGGGACAGGCACCGCCTTTAACGTTCCTCCTGGCAGCGAGCTGGTCTATCCTCCAGTTTCGATGCCGATGAGGCCTACCGAAATTGATCAATATATCAAGCGAGACATCCTTACTCATCTCATCCCGAACGCCATGCTGGACACGCTCGGAAACGCTATCAGCAAATCTTCCCAGCCAGCTCTCGATTTCTTCATAATCCTCGCTAATGGCTGGCGCGAGGTCTGCGCAAAGCCATTCGAGACGTTTTATACTAGCCTCCTGAATGATAATGGGTTCACTGACTGGACTGTCACTTTCGAATGGTGGCCAATAATCCCAAAGGATGTGGCAGCCGAGCATGCTAGGGTCCACGCCAGTTTTGGTTCTGGCCTGTTGCTAATCAACGAGGCCCGAACCCAGACAGGTCAACCAGAACTGGATGAGGCAGGCATAGAACAATTGCTATCCCAATGGGAACGGATGCATGGAAAACCTCAAGCTCTATCCGCATTTGGGTCTCCACCTCCAACTCATGAGGCTACATCCTCCCCTTTCGCGTGGGGCCTCGAAACGGAGGCCAGCAAATACCCAACGCTCGTAGCCGCCGACAAATATCACAAGAAATTTGAACAATTATTCCAAGGAGCGATAAAGGATCTCGAAGCAAGCTTGGTAATGGATCTGTTCTCCCAGGCCTGGATGGCTGGATCGATAGATCTGGCTTTGGAGTCGCTTGCTTGGGATGAGTTTGAGCTGGCTCTGGGTGAATACAAACCTCTCCTCCGGCTTGTCGTTGGAGAATCAGGTACGGCTACGACCAAGCGGCTTTCTAAGATTTTCAAGCCGAAACTTGAATTCAAGTTCAATCTTGTAAATCAAGCAACTTTTGACTGGCTAGAAACCCATAGCGCAGAGCTAGTCAAAGAATTGACCGGCACCAGCCGGGACGCAATCCGAGACGTATTGGTCCGAGGCCACCAGGATAATATCATCTCTCCTGCCAAAATGGCAAATGAGATCCGCCAGTACATAGGGCTCGATGAAAGGCGCGTTCTGGCCGTGGATACCAAGCGAGCCGAACTCCGGGCGGCGGGTTGGTCGGATAGTGCGATTGAAACCAAGATCGCCAGGTACACCGAAGACCTTCTCCGTGATCGAGCACAACTGATCGCTAGCAATGAGACCCTAGAAGCGGCAAACTGGGCAAGCTACAAAGCCACGAAGGATATGTTTGATTCTGGTGCGGTCTCTCCTGCCGACTGGGAAGCCTATAGGATCGTCACTCCCGATGATCGACTTTGTGAATTTTGTTCCTCTTACGAAGGCGAAACACGAAGCTTGCCAGACGGCATTTACCAGAGTACAGGTACGCCGATAGTTAAGGCGCACATTTCGTGCCGATGTGTAGAAGGCGTTCGGCGGATTCAATAATTGGAATTCAATAATTATATTGATTTTTCAGGATGGTGATTCTATGCCCTATCCAAACTATCACGCAGTCCGCATCAAAGATCCTGACTTGTTCGAGCCAGACAGTATGCGAACAAAAACGCTAGACAGTGGCATAATGATGATCATGGGCAAACTTAAAGATGGCAGCGGCTCGATGGTCGTCCAGGCCTATAGGTTCCCGAAAGACAAGTTCTCGCCGGACGAGGTCAAGGCTTGGCTGAAGAAGTACGATATCAAGGATCATATCAAATTCGAACCGGCCAAAGAAGATCTTGAACGGACCCCTGACTACCTTGAAAAATTCTTGGAACTGATAAAGCCTTACATCTATCCTGCCAAGTGGGACGAATGCCACTTAGCGGCACGGTCTTATGCTGGCGGCAAAGCCTCTGGTCGGAAGAAGCAGATTCTACTGCAGGATACTGAGATCTCTGTCGAATCTATTCAAATCGGGCCGGGTATCTTGCGTCGGGAAGGGCGGTTTCTGGTTGTGCCGGTCCACCTGACACACGAGGGCGTGGCTAACGGCACCCTGAAGAGATGGAATGAGATCTACGATCCCGATGAGGTGGATGGTGTCAACAGTTTCGAAGGTTGCCCCATAACCCGGAGCCATCCTCCCATAGGCAGAGCAGACGAAACCACGTTGACCCTGGGTCGTCTCAGGAATGTCAAGGTGGACATGGAAAAGAAACGGGCAGACTGCGAGGCTTGGCTAGTTGAGAAGAGACTTACTGGAACTGAAAAGGAGGCACTTGAAAGCGGTCAACCCGTTCGCGGTTCTTTGGGATATCTCTCTCGAAAGAAATACTATGCAGATACCAAGTTCTGGGACGATGGATCAGCCTACACGACAGAAATCTTGAAACCCTTTTTTGGGGATCATTATGCCCTTCTGAACGAGATTGAAGACCCGGCTTGCCCTACGTGTGGGTTCAATGTTCTTCCCCAAACAGAGTCTGTAGATACTGAATCTGATATTATGATGACGAATTGTCCGTACGAAAACAACCCGGCTCCTTCGCCGGAAGATGGAGTAGATATAATGGAGACAGAAAATACTCCGGCCAAGCCGGAGATAAATATTGAGGCACTTTTAAAAGAGGGTATAGAGAAAGCTAACGCTTCTCTGCTTGAAAAGATCGCCTCTCTTGAGAACCGACTTGAGACATACGAGACTGAGGTCGCGGCAAAGGCCAAAAAAGACGCCGAGGCACTGGATTTAGAGAGAAAGACTGCGTTTGCCAAGATGCTTAAACCTGCCTTTTCTGCAGAAGTCGACAAATACTATCTTGATGCCAAGGCTATGGGTGAGTCCTTGTGGTTCGCCGCGAACCCAGACAAGATGCAGGTCCAAATCGAGAAAAGGTCGCTGAAGGGCACTGGAATTCCCACTGAGTCCACACCGTTCGATTTGGCTCAGGCGCAGAAAGATCTTTTTAAATATTGAACTGAGGTGATCGGAAATGGTATCTTTTAAAAATTCAGGTATCCGTGATGTTAGGACACAACGGACTGGAATAGTTATTCCATGTGTCGCTGACGGTCGAATACCGTTTGGCGCCGCAGTAATCCGTTCAGATACTTACGACAGGGTTAAGACTGCCATCCTTGAGAATACCGTCTATGTGCTGGGGTTTGCTCTCGGAGATGAAACAGAGCATACCTATGACGGGTTCTACGAGGATGGCGAACCGGTTGGCGTGGCAATTACCGGCTCTGTGAATGCTCTTGTTGCTGCAAGTGGAAATGTTAGCTTGGTGAAGGGTGATTATCTCGAGATCATTGATATCACTACCTCCACAATGGCTTCCGGGGTCGGTGTGCTCGAAGAGGCTGGGAGCTCCGCAGGCGAAGCCAGATCAGCAGCTTCAGTTGCGAAGGTACTGGAGGACGTAACCCTTACCAGTGCCACTTATAAGGCACCGGCAAGCACCCCAACTGCTGGCGATACCACCATCACCATGACCTCCGGAGATACTACTTTGATGGGCCTGCGAGTTGGTGATTACATTATCATTCGCGATTCGGACGGTACCACGGCCCAAATCAATCGGGTAATCGCTTTGACGGACACCACGATTACCACTCGCATACCGATAACTGTAGCCGCTGCGGATTACATTCATGCAATTAGGCAGGCAGAAGTACTTATACTTCACGGAGCATGATCACAATGGCAATAACTTATGGATCTCAAATCCCCGACACATTCAATAAGGCATTCTCTAAGTTTGTGTTCGAGTATCGGAAAAAACAGTACAATGCCATGGTTGCCAGGAACCTCTCAGAAATGAGGAACGTTGGCGCTACCATAGATACCGATACCATAACGTTCTACGAGAAAAGCGGAGGAGTGGACAAAATCGATGCCAAGATCGTGGCCAAGGGCGCGATCCCAGACCAAATTGGTGTGAAGGGTCGCGAAGTCGCCCACAAGATGTTTCAAATATCCGTGGGCTTCATGCTGAATGGTCGGGATTTGAATCTCGATCCGGATATCCAGCGTAGAAAGGTTGAAGTAGCCACCAATGATATTAGGAGACGTGAAGATTACTGGTGGATTAACGGCGATACTGGAACCGGCCTGACTGGCATGGTAACAGCAGCCAGGGCAAACCCGAACGGTAAAGTTGCTGCATATGGAGCCAGCTCCACCTCTCCAGACGTAGACTCTATAGGCAACTGGGCTCATACAGATACCTATTGGGATATTTACACAGATGTATTGGAGGCAACCGATAGGATAGGGGACGATTTTACTCCATCTTACCTCTGTGGTACTAGGGCCACTGTAGCCCCCATCAGGAAGATGGACGACCTCCGCAATAGGTACTCTGATCAGCTCTTGGATCTTTTCGGGGCGGGATCAACTGATGAGTTTGTGAAGACTTCGGCATACTGGCCAACCGGATACGTCTATGTTGTGGCCAAGGACATGGAATTCTCCGAGTTCGTGATCTCCGAAGATCTTATGGTCGATACTGGATTTGGCAAGGAACCCGGCGATAACTACCGGGTCGAACTCAGAGAGTGGGTCAATGTGGCAGAAGTCCATTCCAATGAAGGTATAGCGGAGATCTACACCCTGTAAACCAGGGTGATCTTCAATTTTCGAGGTGAAATCCCATGGCTAAAAACAAGGGATCGCCCTTTGGAATGAACATCACTACAACCAACTTGGCGACTGGATGCGTTACAAAAGCAAAACTAGCTGCGGACGACGAAGTAGCCAGTACATTCTGGCTAGGACCAGTAACACATGATTTTGGATCTTCTGCCTCTGCAGTGGCTACCAAGCTTACCGACGCTGCGCCCTGTAAACTGGAAGTTTTATCCGTGCTAGCCACGGTGATCGAAGCCAAAGCTGGCGGGACCGCAGACGACGCAACCAAGTTAGCTAAAGAGGGTACAGGCACCACCGCAATGACTGGTACTATCACGTGCGATATGTCGGATACCGTCTACTCAAACAAGATAGGCTCTGTTGTTGGTGCCGTGGGGGTTGGTACTACAGACGCGCAGGTTGCAGAAGGAGCAGATATCTATATCTACAGCGAAGCTGCCACGTCCAGAACTGCTGGGCAATATTCTGTTGTAGCGCTATGTAAGAAGATCTCTTAAGGAGATCTTCTGATATTTTTGAGGCAATATGGCACATATTCCGATTAATATCGCCCATAATCCGAGATCTCTGGTTGATCTTATTTTGGCTAATTTCTGCAAAGGTCTGTCCGGCACCCTCGCCGGGACGGAAGCTAGCACCGGGCTAACAGAGTCTTCCGGGGTTTTGACAATGAGAACTGCCTAAATGGGTGGAGCATGTCCCAAAATCCAATCCCTCATCGTGGAATGATAAAACGGGCAAAAATATCATTCACTGCAATCGGAGCATATTCAGCTAACGATGCATGCGGCTCGTTAACTGAACTTCCTATTTTTGCTAACGGAGTTGGCAGAGGCGGAATACTTCGAGGCCTGCGAATATGTGCATCGAAGAAATCGATTAATCCCATATTCAGAATCCATTTCTTTCGGGCATCCACTCCAACTCTGGCAGCAGACAATGCACAGTTTAAAGAATTGTTCGCAGATGACGATATCAGAGCTGGGTACATGGACATGCCTGCAATGGCTACCGCAGCAGACACCACTAATTCGGATTGTTCTCGGTCTCTGCACGACACGTATGGTCAGCCTCTTGGTATGGCAATGGTTTGCGATTCAGCGCAGACTTCCCTTTGGGTGGCTCTAGAGATCCTCAATCCAGGTGCCACCGCGTTTGATAATTCGCCAGGGAATACAGTAGATTGTATTTTGGTGTGGGAGCAAATATAATGACAATGTCGGACAGACAACTCCCAAAAATTTTTCAATGCAGCCCCAAACAATGGCCCGACTGGCGAAGGGTCCTCAATCGCGGGGTAGGGCGAACGTATCCTTCCATCGGGCAGGCTTCTAGATCAGCTATGGGAGCGTCGCTTAGCGATTCTGGAAAATGGTATGGCGGTGTCTTAGGACCGGACGGAAAAATTTATGGAGTTCCCACCAACGCCACTGACATCCTAATCATCGATCCGATAGCCGGGACGGCTACTCGGTCAGCTATGGGAGCGTCGCTTAGCGGTTCGTACAAATGGGTTGGTGGTGTTCTAGGACCGGACGGAAAAATTTATGGAGTTCCCGCCAGCGCCACTGACATCTTGATAATCGATCCGATAGCCGGGACGGCTACTCGGTCAGCTATGGGAGCGTCGCTTAGCGATTCGTCGAAATGGTATGGCGGTCTCTTAGGACCGGACGGAAAAATTTATGGAGTTCCCATCAACGCCACTGA